TCAAATGGGTTGCATCTTCAATGTTACTCATGGGTATGTCAATGCGTGGTATCGAAGGATTGCAGTTATATGACTTGACAATTAGTATCGGAGGTGTTATACTCTGGTTATGGGTTTCGATATTGTGGAAAGACCGTGCATTGATTGTTGTTAATAGTGTTGGTCTACTACTACTGGTAAGAAACTTAATAAACTTAATAATACAAATTGGATAATAATATGAATTTTATACACGAACAAATTGAACTGACTGAAATGGATACGGTCACAAGTGAATCGGGGAGACAATACAAAACACCCGAAGGAATCAACCTACCATCTATTACTACAGTACTGTCAATTCTGTCTCGTGATTCTATTGCGAAGTGGCGTAAACGTGTGGGTGTTGAAGAGGCAAATCGTGTCTCTACTCGTGCGTCTGGTCGTGGTACACGTGTTCACGAAATATGTGAGAAGTATGTAGACAATGACCCTAGTTACAAAGAAGGTTATACTCCTGATATCATTGAATCATTCAATCAGTTGAAACCTATCCTAGATGAACGTCTGACTAAAGTCCATGCACAAGAGGCACCTCTCTACTCCAATCATCTTGGTGTTGCGGGTCGTGTTGACTGTGTGGGTATCTTTGATGGTAAACTATCCATCATCGATTACAAGACATCTATGAAACCCAAGAAACTAGAATGGGTCAAGAACTACTTCATGCAAGAAGCGGGTTATGCCGTCATGTGGGAAGAACGTACAGGTATGCCGATTACTCAATTGGTTACCATCATCTCTGTTGATAACAGTGAACCTCAAGTGTTTATTGAACACCGTGATAACTGGATTAATACNTTAAAAAANACTATAAAACAGTACAATGAGGAAAATTCGACTTCAGTTTTGTTATAAATAGTGTTATAAATAACTTTATAACTTATGGGATATCGATGCTACAGTTTAGTCAACTCAACGAAACTTCCTTAACCTTTGGGGAAATAGTACGTCCTGATAGGGCGTATCGTGCTGACCTATTCATTACAAAATACAAAGCGGGTGAACCATTCGAGACCACTAAGGGTGATTCGATTGTTTTACAGTATGACCCCGCAATTGAAAAGGCAGTACGTACAGGTAACAAAAAAGGTTTACCAAAACTCAAGACAATTGATGGTACAGAGATTGCGTTTGGTCTACTCTCAAAGACCGCAGAGTTTGGTGGTGGAAGAGGTTCTGGGGGTGGTTCGGATAACACCCGTGCAACTGAATCTGCACAATGCGTCTATGCACAATTATTATGGTTAGACCCCAAAACAAACTTCTCCCCTGATAACCTTGAATGGGCATATGGAAAGACTCAAGTTGATGCAAAGATGTCTGAGATTCTATTGGGTGATGACCAGTGGATTGCATCGTCTATCAATGGTGCTAGGATTCTCCATAAGGTATTGAAGAAGAAACAGTACACATGGCATCGTGGTTCACAGTGGGTATCTAAACTTGAAGACACATTCAAGAAACTCAATCGTGAAGAAAAACTATTCAGTAATGTAAACAAGTGGACTCCCGCAGATATATGGGCAGTCGCTCGTGGTGCAGAAAACAAATACAACATTCATGATGCAGAAAGTTTCTCAGAACTTAACAATGAACTCTTGAAAGCATATGCCGCTCGTGATATAATGGGTATATCACTCAAGAAGATTGGGAAGAAACCTAAGTTGTCACAAGTAAATTTCCGTAAACCGTTTGTTCCACCTCAGTTCACCAAACAAACCTTTGGTAAGAAGAACTTCTATGGTGCAAAGGACGGATACCTGTTGGGGTCTGGTGGATTCCAGATTCAGTTCAGAACATTCCCAACATTCCAGTGTGAGATTGTTGGTAAGAAAGCAAAACATGGTAAGGTATCCTATGGTGGTATCAGTGATGCAATGAAGAATGCGGTTGGTAGACCACTTACTCAAAAGAAGGTCATTGAACAGATGTTGAAGAACAAACCCGATATGTTCTATGATAACTTCTGGAAGAACTATTCAATGACTAGTGAGAAGGACAGTAAAGAAACTCTCATGGCAAATCTACAGAAGAAAGACTTTGAGTGGCACGTATCTAAGTACATGGTATTGGAACTATTTACTGCAATCAAAGGTCGGGAACAACAAGTACTTGACTATTTGGTTCGTATTGCAAAGTCACAAACAAAGAACTCTGCTGTTCACTTGAAGGTATCCTAATGAAGTTTAAAGACTTTATAGCAGAACGGACAAAAATAGATAATCCTAAGAAGTCGGACTTCAAAGTAGTGTATGGCAAGAAGGAATACTTCGAGAATGTAATAGTGGAACTTTACTATAAAGGAAAAATTGTACAAACCATTGGAGTATCTCTACCAGAGTATAGTAAAATGGATTTAAGATACTTCGAATACTTTCCCAAGGTTCGAACTGGTAGACCATACATCTCAAATTGGAGAAGAAGTTCATTAACGTTAGATAGAGAGATGTGGGAAGAAGACATTAAGAAAATAGGTATGGTGGTAACACGTGGATAATTTTAATAACTACATAACAGAACAGAAGAACACCCACATGACTCATATTGAGGACAAGGTTCTCTATGGTGGTGTGAATGGTACACGACAAGCAATCAATGCATTACGTGAACTGCGTGATATGTTGGCGGGTCAGAATGACGCTAAACTATCAACTAAGTGGGACGGTGCTCCCGCAATTTTCTGTGGTCAAGACCCTAGTGATGGAAACTTCTTTGTTGCGAAGAAAGGTATCTTTGCAAAGAATCCTAAAATCTATAAGTCTGCCCAAGAGATTGATGCAGAAATGTCGGGTGACCTTGCAGACAAGATGAAACTCGCATTGAAACATCTACCAGAACTTGGTATTAAAGGTGTTATTCAAGGTGACTTCTTGTTTTCAAAACCAGACGTTAGTACGGATACTATCGATGGTCAGAAGTATACAACCTTTCACCCGAATACAATCATCTATGCAGTACCCTATGACCAAGCGGATGCAGTCCGTAAGGCACAAATCGGTATTGTATGGCATACTACCTACACAGGTAAAGACTTTGAATCGATGAAAGCATCATATGGTGTTAATGTATCCAAGTTCAAGACCTCTAAGAATGTCTGGTCACAGGACGCAATGTTGCGTGACGTGTCTGGTGCGACTATGAGTAAGAAAGAAACCGCAGAGGTAACCAAACTTTTGTCCAATGCAGGTAAGATATTTAATAAGATATCTGGTTCTACACTACGTGAGTTAGAAAATAATAAAGACCTTGCAACCCTAATTGAACAGTACAATAATACATTTGTGAGAAATCAACAGATAATTGGTAACACTAACAAACATGTAACAGGTTTAATTAAGTGGTTAGGTGAGAAATTTAAAAAAGAAGCAGACAAACGTAGTACCGAAAAGGGTAAGATGGTACAATTTAAGAAGTTAGAAGAGTTTATGAAGTTCTTTTCACCGAAGAATAAGAGTAATCTGGTTGCAATGTTCGATTTACAAAAAAGTATTGTGCTTGCAAAACTGAAACTTATAAATAAACTAAATAGCATAAGTTCATATGACACCTTTGTTCAGACAAAGACTGGTTATAAGGTCAAGACTGGTGCAGAGGGATTTGTTGCTATTGACAAACTAGGTGGTGATGCGGTCAAGTTGGTTGACCGTTTAGAATTTTCATATAATAACTTCAGTCCAGATATACTGAAGGGATGGGATAAACCAAAGAGGTAAACTATGTCCAAACCAATAGGACTAAAAGAATTCTTAAAAATTCTAGAGCAACCAGACGAAGCGTTGAACATGCAACAACGTATGAAACTGGCACGTTCGCTCAAGAAAAATAAAGCAAAAATTGCTATGGGTCGCAAACGTGCTGCCCGTAAAGTTGCGTCTATGGACACAATAAAGAAACGTGCAATGAAACAAGCACGTAATACCTTCCTCAAGAAAATCACTAAGGGTGCCGACAAGGGCGACTTATCTATGGGTCGTAGAGCGTCAATTGAGAAACGCCTAGATAAGATGAAACCTAAGATACAAAAACTCGCAAAGAAATTACTTCCTGCCGTTCGTAAAGGTGAATTGGAAAGGAAGAGAGGAACTAAAAAAAGTGATTAAAGATTTTAAATCATACCTAGTCGAAGAGGCAAAGGAAGTTTATTTTACATTTGGTAGAATGAATCCACCTACTATCGGTCACGGTAAAGTATTAGATACTATTGCAAAAAAAGCAAAGGGTGCGGACTATAAAGTCTATGTGTCCCAATCAACTGGCCCAAAAGACCCACTATCATATTCTGACAAGGTAAAACACCTACGTAAGATGTTACCAAAACATGGTCGTAACATTATGGTTGACAAGGGTGTGAAGAATGTATTCGACATCTCTACTAAATTGTACGATGCAGGATACAAGAAAATAACCATGGTGGTCGGTGAAGACCGTCTCCGTGAGTTTGACGTATTATTGAACAAATACAACGGTAAGAAAGCACGTCATGGGTTCTATAACTTTGAATCAATCAATGTTGTATCTGCGGGAAGGAGAGACCCAGACGCAGAAGGTGTGGAAGGAATGTCCGCATCTAAACAACGTGCGAACGCAAAGGACAATGATTATCAAGCGTTTACTCAAGGTGTTCCATCTGGAATGTCTGACCGTGATACACGTAAGTTGTTCAATGATGTAAGGAAAGGGTTAGGTCTCAAGGAAGAGACATCTTTCAAACGTCATATTGAAATGGGTCATCTTTCAGAAACAAGAGAAAAGTTCGTTAAGGGTATGTTATTTGAACTTGGTGATACTGTTGTTGTTAAAGAAAGCGAAGAGGTCGGTATCATTACAGTCCTTGGAGCAAACTATGTCATCGTAGAATGTGGTGACAGAAAGATGCGTAAGTGGTTGGATGCAGTAGAATTAATAGAAAAGAAATCTGCACAAGACCCTGACATCAAAGACAAAAAGGGTACTCAACCCGCTAAGTATCACAAGGGACTAGAAAAGTCTACCAAAGATAAGCGTGATGCACACTTCAAGAAACATGGTAAGAAAGCAGACGATGATGAATCTGCATATAAGCCAGCGCCTGGCGATAAGACCGCAAAGACTAAACCATCCAAGTACACCAAAGCATTCAAAGACATGTATGATGAAGACTGTTGGGATGGGTACAAAGCAGTAGGTGTGAAGAAGAAAGGTGGTAAGGTTGTCCCTGACTGCGTCAAAGAAGATGTTTCCCAGAAAGAACTCCAAGACCTTGAGAAATTTGCTGACCGACTACTGAACAAGTTTGATGTTGACATCGAATTTACACGTCATTTTGCTGACCGTATGAATGACAAACGTAACAAACCCGCAATTACTATTGCAGAGTTACAACGTCTATTCAAGAAAATGGCACAGAACAAAGGTAAAAAGATTAAAAAGATGGGTAACAGAGAAGCAATCCTCAAGGATATGCAGTCTGACCTGAACCTACCTGTAGTTATTAACTGGAAGAACGGTGAGTTCGAAGTTGTTAACAAAACAATAATGCGTAAGAAAGCATTTAAATCCCCTGACCCAGAACTCAAATATGAGGAAACATGTGGTGCAGGAGAAGAGGGTACTGATAAGTTACTGAAGAAGTACAAGAAAGATACTCCGATGGAAGAAGATGCAGTTGCAAATGCAAAAGAAAGAATCAAATCAGAGAAGGAACGAGACAAGAAGAAACATGATGGACTTCTTGACCGTGCAAGACTTGCCAGAGCTAAAGCAAAAAACTTGGAGACTAAATGAATAAATTTTGTCAACATATAGAAGAAGGTGCATTAGCAGATAAGTCCAAAAAGTCTGGTATCTCTGTTGATACATTAAGAAAGGTTTATAATCGTGGAGTTGCCGCATGGAAGACTGGTCATAGGCCAGGCACTACACCACAACAATGGGGATACGCACGAGTTAATGCGTTCATAGTAAAAAAGAAAAAAGGTGGTCTGAACCACGATAAGGATTTAGTGTAATGAAAACAATAAAACAATTACTTGAAGGGAAAGACTTCGAACCGCATATGATGTATCATCCTGAGACGGGTGCAGAAGAGAAGGCAGAGAAACCTGAAGACCATGAACGTCTGAAGAAGAAGGGTTACACTCACGAGAAACCTGAACTTGATGAAGCCGTAAAGTGGAGTATGGGTGATGGTAAACCACGAGGTGGTTCAAACATAGAAAATGTTCGTTTTTGGGATTTACCAAAAGCATCATTGGAATACATCCAAAAAGATTCAAAGGATGCAATGAAAGCAAATCCTTCCAATAAGAAAAACACACAGGGTAAAGGAAACTACGCTGACCAAATCAATGATGCACAAACTGTTCTTATATGGAGAAAGAAAAACGGCATTAAAGAGTCTGTTGAACTTGAAGAAGCAAATCTTGCACAACTCAAAAAGAAACACAAACGTCATATTGATGCATTCAATAAGCGTAACAAAGATTTACCGTCTAATGTAGAAAAAGAATTAATGAAATTTGCAATGGACAACGATAATATCGGNGATGACCCAGATGATTTNGATGATTGGTTAGTAAAAAACATTGAGGAAGGGTATACAGATGACNTACACNNAGAAGCACTAGACCTTTTACATGAGAATTACAGAACTCTTGCACGTAAAGGTATGGGTACTGAGACTAAGGGTTCAATCAAAGTTGGTACAGAAATCGATTTCTACGAGACAGAACGTGGTGATAAGTTACAAGGTAAAATCATTAAGATTACTCCTACTGGATATGTAGTTCAAGCAATGGAACGTGGTAACACTAAGAAGTATACCTTCAAGTGGCATGACCGTACAAAAGCAAAGAAACTTCTTGAAGTAACTTTGTTCATGGAAAACTTCCGTGCAAGACGTGATGCAATGAAAGATATGCCTAAACAAGGAAAAGACTCTGCGGATGATGACATTGAAGCGAATGACGATGACCGTAAAGCTGCATCTAAGAATGTACTAATGCAAATCCGTAAAGCATCTGACCTACCTAAAGGTGGAGCGATTGAGTTTGAAGGTGGTAAGAAAGGTAAGATTTCACAAGACGATGCAAAGAAAATTGCCAAGTTGTTTGACATACTGAAGAAACCATCTGACAAACAAAAGTTCCAGAAAGTAATATCAAAAGACTTGAGAAGTATTCAAGCACTTTTAAAGAGGTTAGGNAAATGAAAGATTTAGCAACNTTCATGGAAGCAAAGAAGATGAAAGGACTCTCTTTATATGGGTCTGAAGTATCGAATATAAGAGCGAAAGATGGTAAATTGTATAGTGCAAAACCAGTAATTATGGGTGGTAAATTAGCGTATAGAGTTGAAGATGAATTTGGTGCATTTGATACCCTTCCATTAAAAAAATTCGCAGCTAAGTTTGGTTAGATGAAAAAGTTCAGTACATTCTCCACAATCTATGAAGAAGAAAAACGTCTTCATGAACTTGAAGAAAAGAGTATGTTAGTTACTGGAGATGACCACGCCCTAGATATAGTTCTAGGAGACTTAAAAAAGAAAATGCAAAATAACATTCGTCATAACAAAATGGACTTTGTGAATGGTATTGCAAAGTTTGTAAGATATAAATTAGATAAGACCAAACAACAAAAGGGTAGAGTGGCACTAGTGCCGATTAAATAATATGCCTAGAAATTATAAAAAGGAATATGAGAATTATCATTCTCGCCCTGACCAAAAGAAAAGACGTGCTGCACGTAATGCCGCTCGTAAAATGTTAAAGGGAAGAAAAGAACTTACAGATGAGAAAGATGTTCATCATAAGGACAATGACCCATTAAATAATGACAAATCTAATCTCTCTATTGTATCACAAAAGTATAACAGAAGAGAACCTAGATTGAGGACAGAAATGAAGACATTCGGAGACCACTGTAAATGTGGACAAGAATCTGGATTAGTAGAGAGTAATCTTTACAGAGTAGGTTCAGAAGCGTATTTTAAATACTGGAGAGACATTCGAGAAGAGTGGGAAAANGGTAACGTAATGATTGAACCACACGAAGTGGAAATCATGGAAGGTGACCTTGGTAAATTCGCACGTTTTAATAATGAGAATGTTGCACTAGATTGTATCTTCGAAGAGGAGAAACAACCAGAACTAAACAAACCAAAAGCGGGTGGGCCAAAGAAATACTATGTGTATGTCAAAGACCCCTCTTCTGGTAATATCAAAAAAGTATCTTGGGGTGACACCACTGGACTCAAAGTCAAGTTGAATGACCCGAAGGCACGTAAGTCATTTGCCGCAAGACATGATTGTGCAAATAAGACAGACAAAACAAAAGCGGGATACTGGGCATGTAGATTGCCTAGATATGCTAAACAATTAGGATTGAGTGGTGGAGGAAATTTCTTTTGGTAAAACCTTATACTGAGTTGAAGTGTAGTAATGGTAAGATAAGGGTTTTTAGGGAAAATGTCAAAGAAGAAGATTTAATCTGGCACAGAGATTTAAAAGATAGAAGTGTACATGTACTGGAAGGTCATGGATGGTGTTTACAGAAGGATAACGAAGTACCACTTGACTTGTTAGAAGGACATAGTTACAGTATACAGAAGATGGAATATCACCGAGTTGTTAAAGGCACAGGTGATTTGGTGATTAGAATATATGAAAGTACTTAATGTAATTTATCGTGGTGGCGGTGGTGGAGAGTTTTTTGGTGGGTTGTTGCAAGAACTAAAAGAGATTGCATCTAAACCAGTAGAACAAAACCCCGATACAGAAAGATGGTTTTTGAAAAGGGAAGATTACCAGTCACATGAAATAGAAGTGACTAGAGGGAATCCCAGAGAAGTTCAGAAACCAGAATGGAACAAAGACCTATGGAATGTTAGATTAGACCATGGGTATGGTTTTCCAATCAACCAAGAGTTCTGGACAGACTATTGTTGGAACGACTGGGAAGAGACGAAGACTATTGTATTTCTCTCAAAGACTAGAAGAAGTCTAGACTATACACAGACACTCGCAAAGTGTAAGTTGGTAAGAGAGGAAGACCGTGAAGCGGGTATGAACATGATTCAAGACGGAATTCTTGCTCATGAACAGTTTTGGAATAGACCATGGGAATCACAAGCAGAGATGTTTGAGATGTGGATGGATACAATACCCACGGAAGAAGACTTTTTGTTAGTTGACCCTTGTGAGTTATTTTTCAATAACAAGGAAGATACTAAGAAAGAATTAAAAAGAGTCAGTGAATATCTAGGTATGAAAGTACCAAGTAACTGGCAAAATAAGATAGAAAGTTATAGAGTTAGAAATCAAACTCTTATAAATAACACTATAACTTGATTAATGGGAACGAATAGATGAGAGCAGAAACACAAGCGACCAAACTTGCACGTATAGAATCAGATTCTATGGCAAGATTTGACCGTATAGAAACCAAGATAGACAAACTTGCAGAAGCGTTGATTGCCCTCGCACGTGTCGAAGAGAANATGATGTCAGTAGAAATCAATAACAACAATAACTTCGAGCGTATGAATAGATTCTCAAACAAGTTAGACGAAATAGAAAAAAAGGTTGATGCCAATGCACATACAGTTGCAATCATTAACAAAGTAGTTTATTTAATAAGTGCTGCGATAATCGCCAGTGCAATAAAATTCTTTTGGATGTAGGAGAACAACATGAGAACTAAAGATATGAAATCACTATCGGATGCCTACAGACAAGTCATTCTTGGTGAAAGCGTAGAAATTGACGAAGCACGTCAAATGAAAGACCCTAAGAAAGACTCTATGGTCTCTAAGGGTGGTAAGACAATCGTAATCGATAAGTCAAAAGAGAAGGAATACCTGAAAAAAGGTTGGCAACTCGCAGAGAAGAAACTTGACCCTGTCGATGACAAAGCAAACGACAAGAAATTCAAAAACCGTAAAGATAAAGACATCGATAACGATGGTGACGTTGATTCATCTGACGAATATCTACACAAGAGACGTGCCGCAACTGACGATGCGATTGATGGTGGTAAGAAACCCGCAAAGAACGCCAAAGCAAAAGAAGAAGGTAACGCATTTACTAAAGCACTTAATGCTGCAAAACAAAACGGTGATAAAACCTTTGTTGTTTCGGGTAAGAAGTATTCTGTAACTACAAAAGAAGAAGTTGAAGACGAAGACGAACCTAAGAAAAAGAATCCATTCGCCAAGAAGAAAGACGGTGACGAAGATAAAGTAAAAGATTCTGAAGACAAAGGTGAAGAAGAGTCCGATGACGAAGANGAAGATAAGAAAGANGTNCCTAAAGTAGTTGGTAAGAAAGATGACAAGAAGAAAGTTGCATCTAATGCCAAGACTGCGGAAATCTCTAAGATTGGTGAAAGTACTACTAACGAAGAAATCAAAGGACTAGCTGACGCAATCACAGACCTACACATGATGTGGGAATCTGCTGCAAAGAAAAGTGTTAAAGGTGCTACTGATAANGGTGAAGAGATTGACTCTACACAGTCTTCAAAGGAAAAGGAATTCACTTCTGCTCATAAGGGTAAATCTGACAAGAAAATTGAAAACGGTATAGAGGATGCAAAAGCAAAATCTAAGTCTGCCGAAGATGCAACTAAAGCATCATCTGGTAAACGTCCTCAAGACAATGCAGTAGGTGACAAGAACGTTGTTAAGTCTACTCAAATCAAAGAAGGTGCTGTAGTAGTTGACACATCAACTCAAGAAGGTTCTGTATCACTAGTTGATATGGCAAGGGCACAACTTGCGGGTAAAAATCCTTTCCCTGAAAAGAAAGAAAAGAATCCACATGATGCCAGAACTACTGAGGCAAAAGCGTTCTTACAAAGAATGGCTAAGAACAGAGGAGTTTCCTAATGATTGTATTACAAGGTACTCAAGCTGCATGTGGTACAACCACTGGTGCAGCATCAACTTTCGGTGACGCAAGTGCAGTAAGACTATTTAATAGTGGTACTACAATTCGTCTAATTACGTTAGAAAAGGCAGATGGTACTGATATAGGTACTATCTCCTTAAACGCAAAAGCGGAGATAACATTACGTAAATCTCCCACTGATAAAATATTCGCTGCAAATGCCGAAGTACTTGGTGTCGCAGTCGGATTTTCATATTAAACAAGAAGGTAATTATTATGACAATTAAAGCTCCCGCATGGTGCGAAAACGCAGTTCCAACTGCAAATGGTTGGGAAGACCCTNNTACAGGTGAATTGTATTCATCTGGTGGATTTTCTCCAGAACAAATCGCAGTATTTCACGGACAACCAGTACCACCCAAAGTATTGACTGAAGCACCCCCAAAGAATGATTTTGTTAAGACACCTCAAGTATTGACTGAAGCACCTATTGGTGGTAAGTCTCTAGAAGAGATGACTAAGGTTCAGTTAGAAGCACTTGGTCGCCAACACGGTATTGAACTAGACCGTAGGTTACACAAAGAAACTCTTATAGAGCAAATATCTGACGTACTAGACAAGTAGACTCGTATGAATCTGCTAAAAAAAGCGAACGAATACATCGTAGGAAACAGTGGATACGGAATTATAGGTCTGTTCTACTTATGTGTTGCGGTGGTTGGATATGATTTAGCAATCAATCAGAACTGGTCATTGTTATGGTGGTATCCTGTAGGAACTGTCATAATGTTAGTACTCAGTTCTGCATTCTATCATCGTGCAATCGCACATCCTACATGGAAATGTCCAAACTGGTTGAGATATCCTTTAACGTTTATCTCTACTGGTCTTGGATTAGGTGCAGTCATCCCTTGGGTTGCAACCCATAGGCAACACCATTATCATTCAGAAGAAGAAGGTGACCCACACGGGCCTCAGTATTCTCTTCAACACAATCTGAATATCTATCTTACTAAACCAAACTTTATGTATGTCAGAGACATACTGAGAGACCCCCTGTATGTTGCACAACTAAAATACTTTTGGTTATGGGCAGCAATTACTATTGGTCTCTTTAGTGCAATGTTTGGATTTGTTGAATGGGCATTTGTATATGTTACCATGATTGTACACCAAGTGTTCTTGTTGTATGTTGGTCATATCAGATGGATTCCCCAGAATGGGTGGAAAGGACATTTCCTTGGACTCATTTATTCCCCTGAAATTTATCATCTTAAACATCATGACAAACCCATGAATGCGAGACTTGGTAAAGTCGATTTACCTTATTTATTATTAATCAAGTGGTTCAAACACAATGGTGTTAAATAGAAATTTAATTCACTCCGACTTTATATTATACCCACATAGAATAAAACGAGAAGACTTCTTTGTAAGAATTGACTTAGCAAAGAGTTACCTCTTGTCACGTTTTAAACAGGGTATGCATATAACTATTGGATGTACCAACAACGATGTAAAATCCCTTGCGTTCATATTCGCATGTTTTGAACTTGGTATTACAATAAAGATAATGAGTGAACCTTTCTTTTGTGGCCCTGAGTTTGACCCAGAACGTTTCGAACATCTCTTGACATTGTTGGAAGACTATAGTACAATAGACGGAGAATGGATACTTGATGGTATGGTCAACGATAGAGATGACCCTATACTAGGTGGTAAGATAGGGGCGACCAAAAGAGATATTTTCGGAAGTTCATTTCAGAAGTTGATTAACGAAATGCATATACCAAACTATTATATGGGTGACTATGAATTCGCAAGTCCTTTGGTACATTTCAAAGAACATCATATAGAATCAACCGATAATGCAACATCCTATTTTGCGGGTGGAGACTGGTTAAGTGTTCCCCCAATAGAGTTTAAGACTCATGAGTATATCTTAGATAAGGTCGAAAGTCAACACATATCTTTTGAAAACAAGGTTGTTGGATTAACAAAGAACATACATCATGATAACGCACTAGAAAGATTGATACTACCCGCATTGATGCAAAGTAGTAAACTCGTTGATTTTCAGATTCCTGACGAAGACTATGGTGGATTCTTTATTACAAACGATAAGATAAGTGCAGAAAAATTGTTTGAGTATACCTTGGTATTTGGACATAGAGTTATTGATGTATTTGGAATTGACATTATAATGGCACCCTCAGACGATACATTGTGGAAGTTTCTTGATTATAGGGCAAAATCTGGACAAAACTTTAACAAGACCTTAGAAATTATACTTCATGATGAGATTACCGATAAACATAAAGAGTGGGAATCAAAATTGGATGTCAAGTTTCTGATATAATTTATATACATACCTACATGATGAAACTTACAAAAGAGAATCTTACGATATATGCTGCTCAGCATTATCATAACCCACGCTGTATTGATTCCGAAGAATTCTTTGAAGATTTAAAGAAATTTAAATACATCAAACGATTACTTAATAGGTATCGTGATACAGACATTTTATCCGAACGACTCATACTCAATCATCTTATTGTAATATTCAATGTGTTTGGTTTTGAAGCGGGTCTTAATATCTTAGAACTCAAAATAGAACTCGAACACTGGGGTGTCCTAAAGCCGTTCTTAATATTCCTCAAGGCAATTAAGAATACTGAATATACTAATATTGAAATGGACGTTAACGTAGTTGAGGCACTAAGAAAAATAGCACAAGAATAGGGTAGTCATGGAACANCAAATTGACCGATGTGGTGACTGTCATTCCTGTTGTAAATCCTTTGGGTGGATAGATGACAATCAAATAAAACTAATTGACTTAGACATTCAATACGAATGGGACAGATGTAACAAACTTTGTGATAACAATAGATGTACAATATACAGTACAAGACCACAGTCATGTAATGACTTCGAATGTCTTTATGTGGAGTCTGACCTACCTGAAGAGTATCTTCCTGATACAATAGGGTTTGTTACTAATCTACGATATGACCAGAAAGGACATTTTTTAAATATCGTCCCCAATGAGTCTGGTAAGACTGGTGTAACTCCCGAAGAATTTTGGACAAACAACTATGAAAATATTCATGTTATGAAAACAACAGCAGAAGAAGTATGGGCAGTTCCAGTATACGCTATTAACATAGCAACCGCATCTGGTTCGGAGACGTTTTTTGTCTAATATTGTTCCTACAGAATCCAAGTGTGGTGACTGTACTGTCTGTTGTGAAATCATGGGGTATACTGGTCTATGGAAGAGTGCAGACAGATATGATGAAGCAGAGTTCTATGGTGTAAATTACGGTGCATGGAGTACCTGTAATAAACTATGCGACACAGGTTGTTCTATCCAAGAAGATAAACCAAGGATATGTGATGAGTTCTTTTGTTCATATGTAGAACATGACTTAGAAGATAAATATAGACCAAAGGACTTTGGTTTTGTTGCACACATACAGAAGTGGGATGGTATAGTGGGTATCTTGTCAATGGATAAGACATTACCACCAGAGATTCAATACAATAACAACAAGCAAAAACTAGATGACCTAGTTGAAGAGATACTTGTAAGTGAAGGTAGACAACTACGAGTAGAGTTACATACCAAACAGGGAACACTAAGACTACGATGAGATTCTTTATTTGTAAGGACTATACGAAGTTCAAGAAACATAACTACACACAATATGGTCAATGGTCTTATTACCATGACGAACTGGTAAATGTGTGGGAAGGGTCAGACTACATTGTTATATATTCTGGTTACCTTATTGAAGGTGACATCGAAGATGCATGTGAACGTTGGAGTTTCGATGTGGAGAACGGAAACTTCTTTGCAATCAAACTGACCAAAGACAAGTTTGAAATATCGGTTGACTACTTCCAAAACCATAAGATATTCCTCGCACGTAAGTACGGTACAGAGATTAGTAACTATCTACCGTTCATGACATGTAGTAAAGATGATATCACCAGTGGCTACTTGGAGTATGGTCAGAAAGACCCACAGTCACGTGAGTTCAGTGCGGAAGAGAACACAACATTCTTTGACCATATTAACTCATTCATTCCATCCTATGATTACGTAGGTGATTGTAAGACGGCATTGAAAGAAGAGTTCTGGACTAACCCCGATGCACTTGCAGATTACATACACAAATGTATGACCCAACACGCCAATCTAATTAGGTCTCGTTATAAGAACAGGTTTATCTCTCTGAGTGAGGGAATCGACTCCGCAGTTCAATCACAGTACTTCTACCGTGACCCACAATATTGTTATACAATGTTACCTTGTCATGCAGGAGAGGATGGGTTAGAATATAAAAAAATTCAAGCAGCAAAGTTTCCTAATGTGTCATTTGAAACCTTTGATACCAACAAAGCAATCGAAAATACACTACAGTATCTAAAAGATGGGTCTACCAGATGGGCATCCATTCTACCTACAATGAAACAGGTTGCTGATTGTGAAGTCAAACCAGACATTGTTATGTACGGAGTCAACGGAGATGAGATGTTCTTCCGTGATTTGATTCCACATCTACACATGTTGATGGTAGAATACAAGGGTGAACGACATATAGAAGCTGCGATTCAGAATAATATAGATGAGAAGACGCATCATTATGGTGCAACCTATACACTGGGTACACATAAGACTACACAGACCTATCTAGACGAATGGTTCGAAGAGTGGATTAAACCAGAGATTGACTGGGAGAATGCAGAGTACAACATGTTAAAACTTCTGACACCAAAATTATACACTCGTTCTATCAGCACCAACAACGATGTACTTACTGCATCTCTATATAATGATAGAAGGATATATCATGAGGTCTTTAAGACACCTAAGAGTTTCCTATTGGGTGACTCTATGGACTCGCCTATACAGAGAAAGATACTGTCCAAGTTTAACTTTGAGTGTGAGACACCACACAAAGACCAGTTATATGCAGTGTACGAAGGTATCTTTTACAACATTTATCGTGCAACTGTTTTAAGAGATATCTCACAAAACATATAAGTAAAAGAATTTTCGAGTATAAATAGAACTATGGGATTATTAAAAACAGCAGCAGACTTAGTATACACGATTCGGTTCTTGAAACTGTTGGTCACTCCGATTGAGAAGACCGATGCATACAAGAAGGGTATCATTGATATCGATGGTAAGAAACGAAAGGAATTCAATACGAACAGTACGGATGACCGTGAAGCATATCGTTCTCATTACACACCATTTCACCGACTTGTATTTAACCTCAAAAAGATTATGGCGAAAGCGCCTGGCGGTTCATCCGTGGTCGCACGTTATGGTGCTGCACTTGCACTCATAAAAGAACATGGTCAATTGACTGATTATCGTATTATGCAGATTCACGAAGAGACGGGGATTGATATTCTTGACTGTCTTGCAGAGGATTCTCAGTGGTTCGTCATAGAAGATAAACAACTGTCGCCAGGAATTTACCGAATCAAACATGATACCATGAACGCTATGTGTGAAGAAGTTGTTCACAAAGACGATAAAATACGAGTAGACGAAGACGCAATGCCTGTTGATGAGATTCTAGGTATTGATATCTACAAAGGAATACACCTTGCCTCAAGGAGTTATGTGTATTTCACAACTGGGGAGATTACCCGATGAAAAAGTTTAAAGATTTTCAAGAAGACATGACAACCACTGCCGTTGCTGGCGCTGGCGATGATAGTGAGACTGTCCCTGTCTATTTGAAAAAGAAGAAGAAGAAGAAACCTGTAGTCGTTGATAGGTTTAAAGAAATGAGACAACGTTGGAGTAAATAATGCTAAGTGGATTATTAGGTAGTGTGCTAGGTTTCGGGGGTTCAGTTGTTCCCGCAATCACAGACCACTTTAAACAAAAGTCAAACAACAAGTTCGAACTCGAAAAGATGGAGAAGATGGCAGAACTGCGAGCAGCAGGGTTTGACCATGAAGTCCGTACATACGAGATTCAAGCAGATGATAAAGAACATGACAGATTGATTCAACATGACATCTCAATTAACCAAGGTACTGGTATTATTGCGGGTCTACAGAAGTCTGTACGTCCTGTAATCACATACTGTTTCTTTGGACTGTTTTGTGCAATTGAGATTACCCTTCTAAGAGAAGCCCTGAATAGTGGACTCCCACTTGCAGACTCTCTTGGACTATTATGGGACGGTGACACCAAGGCAATTTTTGCCGCTATCATCTCATTCTGGTTCGGTTCTCGTGCAATAGACAAAGCACGAAAATAAATAAAAATAAGTCTTGACATTTAACCCTTAATTGGGTATAATACATTAACTGAAAATACTCAGGGGTATATATATTATTACCCCCTGAAAAACTATACTCTATGGAAAAGTAAAATGCCCGTCAAAATTGATAAAAAGAAAGATGCCCTACTAGAAGAATATGCAGTGGGAATGTTAAAAGATTTTTACTTACGTGATTATGAAAAGAGTCCTCAAGAAGGATTCAGACGAGCAGCAGAAGCTTGGTCAAAGTATAGAGAAGAGATGGACGATGAACTCGCCCAACGTCTCTATGACTACGTAAGTAATAAATGGTTTATGTTCGCCTCTCCTGTGCTATCGAATGCACCCAACGGAGAATCTAAGAAAAATAAAGGGATGCCTATCTCTTGTTTCTTAACCTATGTTCCAGATACCCTTGAAGGATTAATCGGTCACTCATCTGAGTTGAGATGGTTGTCTGTCTACGGTGGTGGTGTAGGTGGTCATTGGTCAGATGTAAGAACTGTATCAGACATAGCGCCTGGCCCGATTCCATTCTTACATACTGTTGATGCAGATATGATTGCGTATAGACAGGGTAAGACCCGTAAAGGTTCTTATGCTGCGTATATGGATATATCGCATCCCGATATTATAGAGTTTATGAACATGCGTATACCTACAGGTGACGTACAACGTAAAGCATTGAACCTACACAATGCAATCAATATCTCCGATGAATTCATGAATGCGGTAATGTCAAATGATACGTTTGACCTCCGTGACCCCAAAGACGGTACAGTAAAAGAAAGTATAGATGCACGTAAGTTATGGGAACGTCTAATAGAGATTCGTTTCCGTACTGGTGAACCATACTTGAACTTCATTGATACCGCAAATGCGGACTTACCTCAACCTCTGAAAGACAGGGGTCTGAAGATTCATGGGTCAAACCTATGTAACGAAATTCACTTACCAACAAATGAAGATAGGACTGCGGTATGTTGTTTGTCTTCTCTAAATTTGGAGTATTATGATGACTGGAAAGACACAACAATTGTTCGTGATATTACTAGGATGCTTGACAATGTCTTGCAGTACTTCATTGAACACGCCCCCGATACAATTACACGAGCAAAATACTCTGCTGAAAGAGAACGAAGTATTGGTATTGGAGCAATGGGATTCCATTCCCTCTTACAAAGACACGGAGTTGCATGGGAGTCTGAAGCTGCACGAGAAATTAACCGTACAGTATTCGCACACATTAAATCAGAAGCAGTACTAGAAACAGAATTACTTGCAACAGAACGTGGTTCATATCCAGATGGAGAAGATTCTGGACGTAGAAACTCTCACTTACTTGCTATTGCCCCGAATGCATCATCTGGTGTAATCTTAGCAACAAGTCCATCCATTGAACCGTTAAAGGCAAACGCATATACACACAGAACACGTGCGGGTTCTTTCTTAGTTAAAAACAAATATCTTGGTAGATTATTAGATGAGAAGGGTGAGAACAACAAATCTATCTGGACATCTATTATAACTAAAAAAGGGTCTGTTCAACATCTTCCATTCCTCACAGAAGGAGAGAAGTCAATCTTTAGGACTGCGGCTGAACTTGACCAAGAGTGGATTGTTACTCATGCGGCAGAACGTCAAGAGTATATTTGTCAAGGTCAGTCAGTAAATCTGTTCTTTCCTAGTGGTTGTGAAAAGTCTTATGTAAATAAAGTCCACCTNAAAGCGTGGAGTGAAGGACTCAAGGGTCTATACTACCTAAGAACTGAGTCAAAACAAAGAGCAGAAAATGTATCTGAGAAAGTGGAACGTGTTGCACTGTCTGGTGACATGCGTAGTATAGTCTACAGCAAATCAGATTGTCCTTTCTGTTCAATGGCAATGGAAGAACTGAAACTAAGAGGAATACCATTTGATAAAATTGACCTCAAAGAAATAGGTAAAACAGCGGCAGAAGTAACAGGAAGAAAAGTGAAGACTGTTCCGCAAATATACATCGAAGGTGAATATGTCGGTGGGTATGAAGACTTAATGGAACACTTAAATAAACCAGTAGAAACAAACGAAGACGATGAATGTCGTGCTTGCGAGGGATAATAAATGGCATTATTAGAATTTAGTAAAACGTATAAACCTTTCCTCTACCCTTGGGCGGTGGAATTAACAAAGAAACATGAAGAGGTTCATTGGGTCGAAGATGAAGCGGAACTATCCGAAGACATCCAAGACTGGAGAACCAAATTATCTGTCGAAGAAAAGGAATTCATTACACAAGTACTACGTCTGTTCACACAGAGTGACGTACAGGTAGGAGAAAACTACCACGAGTTATTGATTCCTAAGTTTAAGAACAACGAAGTCCGCAACATGTTGTCTTCATTTGCAAACCGTGAAGGTGTACACCAACGTGCATACGCATTGTTGAATGATACTCTGGGATTACCAGACGAAGAACATTCTGCGTTCATGGAATACAAGGAGATGGCAGATAAGATTGACTTCATGAAAGAGGGTGATATTAATACCCAAACGGGTCTTGCACTTGTACTTGCACAATCTGTATTCAATGAAGGTATGTCATTGTTCGCATCATTTGTAATGTTGTTGAACTTCCAACGTTTTGGTAAGATGAAGGGTATGGGAACAATTGTTGAGTGGTCTATCAGAGATGAGACTATTCACGTACAGGGTAACGCAAAGTTATTCCGTGAGTTCACATCCGAACATCCACGTATTGTAAACGATGAGTTGAAGTCTAAAATCTATCAGATGGCACGTAATGCCGTTAAGTTAGAAGACCGATTCATTACACTTGCATATAAGTCTGGTGATATAGAAGGTCTATCTGAGGCAGATGTTAAACAATACATCCGTCACATTGCAGACCGTAGATTACTACAACTAGGTATGAAACCTAAGTTTGGAGTAAAGGATAATCCACTACCTTGGTTAGACTGGGTATTAAATGGTGCATCCCACGATAACTTCTTCGAGAAACGAGTTACTGAATATTCCGTTAATGGAATGGAAGGTGACTGGGGTTGGACAGAAGAACCAGAGAGTTGCGGGTTGGATGGCAATGCGACAAGTGTTGCCTAGTGGAAGAAGACGAAACATATCTTTTAGAATGTTCTCTTTGTGAAACTGAGGTCGAAGTCCTAGTCAAAGACAGTGAGGAAGAACCTCATTATTGTCCTATGTGTGGGGTATCCATAGAATAGTTATATATATCCGTATGTGGATATACGAAGATAATGAGTTNGAACCCGAAGATGAATTCTTGGAACAATACCAAGGATTCGTCTACTGTCTAACTGAGTTAAGTACTGGTAAAAAGTATATTGGTAAGAAATTCTTCTGGAAACCCAAGATACTCCCTGTCACAAAAACAAGGAAAAGACGCAAACGAACGAGAGTCCAATCGGACTGGCGGACGTACTATGGTTCGTCTGAGAAGGTAAAAACACTGTATGAAGGGGGTCAGGACTTCCGTAGAGACGTTCTAAGACTCTGCCGTACAAAAGGTGAGTGTTCATACTACGAAGCGAAACTACAATTTGAATATGATGTTTTGTTGAGTGATGAGTACTATAATGAATTTATAGGTTGTAAGATACATGCAAAACATATTAAGTCGTGATGCAATTTCTCATGGTCGAGGATTTATCTTTGATGATGTTGGAAAAGATGTCATATGTAGAGAAATAAACAAGATTAAAAACCTGTTGTTAGAGATAGGTGCAAAAAAAGGTGACCCCGTAACTATCAATATTATGGTAGTTAATATACGTCATGTCGCTGCCATATTTGCATGTGCAGAATTGGGACTGCCATTAATTATCCTCAACAGTCCTGCAACAAGAGAAACTCTCCCGTTTACTAAATTAGCACTCCATGGCCCAAGTAAGTGGCACATCTTTGATTCCAACGAACCCACCCACCTTGTTTATGATGGTCTTCACGATGAGATGATAAAACTATATGGTGGAAGAGGAATTGACATACATGATGGATATAACACGAATGATATAATTGGTGAAAATGTACTACCGACTGACACATTCCTAATAAGTTCTACAAGTGGAACAACCAAAGCGTCTAGACCTGTAACGTTTTCACACAAAGAAACTATGGCGATTGCTAAACGAAATATAAATGTGTTTTGGTTTGGACACGATGCAAAGGTTATCCATTCGAGAAACCTACACCATGCATCCGCATTATTGACCCACCTACTACCCGCACTTATGAATGCATACTCACACAGTTCTTTTGCACTGGGTCATGATGGGACACATGAAGAAGACAGTAATTATCTAAAGGGTCTTAAAGATTTACGTGATAATCCCCCATCTAATATAATGATGCCTAATAAGAACGTACTCTTTGATTTCTTAGAGACGTTTGCAGGGCCGTTCATAAGAACCGTTAATATCAATATGTGTGGATTCTTAATGGATGCAGATTTTGTTGACCTTGCAAGAGAATACAATGTTTGTTTTCAGTCACATTACGGTAGTATTGATACCGCAATCCCTCTTTTAATAAACCGTGTAGACAAAGACACATTTTATATTCCTAATTCATTAGGAGTACTATGTGATGACTTTTACGAGACAACCCTTGAGAATGGACGTATGAAGGTAGAACACCCCATGTGGGATGCACCAAGGTATATGGACGATAGGTTAGAGTTATTTGACGGAGAATACATTCTAAAAAGTGACCGTCCAATATGCCTAAAAGAGATGGGTGTACCAGAAGGATTTGATTTGACTCCATTTTCCCACGATACTAAAATTGACTTTGAACAATTGAGAGGATACTTAGATGTTACTAGTCGCAGGGTGTAGTTTTGCTTGGGGAGACGAATTAGTCGGTTCTCGAAACAATCCACCAACTCACCAAGACTTAGTGTTTGGTAGTATATTATCAAAGAAGTTAGATTTAGAATATATTAATATAGCTGCATGTGGTAATTGTAACTATAAGATATTTCGTGACATTATGAGTAATCTCCATCTAAATCCTAGTCACATCTTTGTCTTGTGGTCTGACCCTCTAAGAAAAGAACAACTATTAGAAATACCAAATCACGATAGAAACAAATTAAAGGTTTATACTAAACTATCCATGACCCAATGGCACGAGAATCGATTCGAAGACCTTGAACTCTCTATGAGTAAGGATGTTGCATATGAATGGTCAAGACATCATACCTTTAATGAATTAACCTCATTTGAAAGAACGGAAAACGCAATCAGTGCCTATGGTACGGGTTTGTTAACTGGATTCACTCACCTATTACCTCAAATGATTGCATTGCAACATATGTGTGACGGTATGGGAATTAAGATTATACAAGGTATATTTCATCAAGAAATTCGACAAGAAGTGTTCCGATATATTAAAAAAATAAGAATGTCACGGTTCAATTCCAGTAATCAACTCAAACAATGGGCAAACTGGGCAGAAGACTCCTTAGACTCATTGAGACCAGAGTGTAAACTAGGGTTAGTTGAAGGTGATACATGTCTAAAGACTATAATGGAAGACAGACCCATGAAGAAATACGGTCATCCAGACGAACAAGCACACACAGACTACGCAGATTATCTCTATCCTATCGTAAAAAAACTTTAAAAAAAGCTTGACAAACCCTGCTCTTGTTGTTATAATAAGTATATAAAATGAGAAAAGGGAAAGAAAATGTTTAAAGAACTTCAAGAATTCGGTGACTATGTCAATAGTTTCTATGGTCAAGGTGGTATCTATGCCAAGTCTGACTACGCAACCGTCCAACAAATCGAGACTGCAATTATGACTTATATGTCAAGGTTGACTGATTCAGTCACTTGGGGTGGCGGTGACAGTCTGGACAGAGAAAGAGTTTCTGTCATTCTGACTGACGAATTAAATGTTAAACTTTATTGAAAAAAGGCTTGACAAACCCTGTAAACCTTGTTATAATAATAACATAAACTAAAGAAAGGAAAGAAATTATGGCGTATGTATCTCAAGAAGAAAAGAAAACCCTTGCTGTTGAAATCAAGAAAGTCTGTAAAAAGTATGGATTTAAAGTGAGTTTAGGTGTCAGACATCATAGTACTCTCGTTGCGAAAGTGAAGGGTGCAAGACAAGTTTTAGAGGGATACTGTGCAGAACAGATGACCCCTCAAAAAGTACAGAAGAGGGAGTTTTACGGTTATAAGTTCAACCCTGCGACTGTTCTAGAAGAGTCTGCGAAGTGGGGTCACGATGTGAACCTTCACTGGTTGGAAGAAAACTACTGTCCTACTGGAGTTAAGTTCTTACAGGAACTAAAGTCTGCGATGGAAGGGCCTGACTTTTTCGATGAAAGCGATGCAATGACTGACTACTTTCACAGAAGTCACTACATTGACGTTAGATTATTTGCATAAGGAAAAGATATGGGAATGTTAGAAGAATACTTTGAATTTTTAGATGACTTGAGAGAGTCTGGTGAAATCAACATGTTTGGTGCCGCAAAGGTACTACAAGAAACGTTTGGTTTGGTCAAATATGAATCAAGAGACATCGTCTCTGCGTGGATGGAACAATTTTAAATGAGTTATATATAATATTAAGGAAACAATTTCATGATTACACGTGAAGAAATTGAACAAAAAGCAACTGGAATCAAAGGAATGATTGCGGGTGCGGAAAAGCTACTTGTGGCTTCACAAGAAACTGGTAATGAAGAAGGTGTCGCTGCTGCGACATATCTAGTCGTTGAATATGAACAAATGTTGAAAGAATTTTGTAAATATTATAACATCTAGAGAATCTTTTTCATATATATAATATTAAGAGGAAAATATGCAGAAAGAAGTATTCGAAATCTTTGAAGATTTCACGAAACTCAAACAACGGAAAGACAAAGTAGCTTTCCTAAAAGAACAAGGGACATTGTACCCTGCCGTTAAAGACGTAGTCCGTGGTGCATTCGACCCCCGACTAAAGTTCGTCTTACCCGAAGGAAAACCACCTTACTCCCCAAACAGACCTGAGTCTGTACCATCATCACTGAGAAAACTGCACAAACAGTTCGGTGACTATGTGGAAGGTGCAAGGTCATCCGCAATGGGTAAAATCAAACGAGAAACAAGATTCATTCAACTATTAGAGAGTATCCATGCAGAGGATGCCCTAATCGTATTGGATATGGTGGCAAAGAAACCACCTGTTAAAGGATTGACGAAAAAGATAGTAGAGGAGGCATTCCCGAACCTATTGTCTTAGTACTTTGTTATGTTGTTACGCTAAACTCACAACAACAACCCGTAAGGAGCAAATATGCCAAGAAACCAAATAGAACGTTTAAAGAATGATAGTCGAGAACTTGATAACTACATCCACCGTCTCAAGAAGAAGGGAAGAGACAACCTTGCTCATAAGTTATCGATTAAAAAATCATTCTTAAATCAGACTATTACCGAGTACGAAAATTTGGACACTCAAATTCTAGCATAAAAAAGGTAGGTGGTTAAATCTCGTGGGGGGTGCGTAATGCACCCTCAACGTCAATGGAATTATTATTATGATAACAATGCTAAAATCCAAAATCCACGGTGCTACAGTCACGCAATGTGACTTACATTATGAAGGTTCAATCAAAATTGACCGCAACTGGATGAAAAAAGTCGGTATACTCCCCAACGAACAAGTAGATGTTGTCAACCTAAGTACAGGTGGACGATGGACAACCTATGCAATTGAAGGTTCTGTTGCAGAGATAGGTGTCAATGGTGCGGGTGCAAGACTTGCCGTAGAAGGTGACGAATTAATCATCATGGCGTATTCTTTAATGTCCCCGTTAAAAGCGAAATGGTTAACCCCAAAAATACTTATCCCAAAGGATTTATAATGCCTCTATATACAATCGTAAATAAAAAAACTAAGAGAACACAAACAATGATGTGTTCTTACGTTTCTCTTGAAGAAAAGTTGAAAGAACTAGGAGATGAGTGGAGTCAAGAAATTGGTGCTCCTGCCATAGTATCTACAACTGGTAATGTTGTTAACAAAACAAGTAGTGATTGGAAGAATCACTTGTCAAATATTCAGAAAGGTGCGGGTAGAGGGAGTAATATCAAGACATGACAATGAAGCGTCTCAAGATAGACCATTTACATACATACGATGCAATAACATCTAATCAACAAATTGCATACGAAGCATTCAAAGACGGAGACCATCTGGTTCTCTGTGGTTCTGCGGGTACTGGTAAAACCTTTGTTGGTATGTACCTTGCACTACAGGATGTCCTTGATAAGTCGTATGACCAAGAGAAACTTGTCATTGTAAGAAGTGTTGTTCCTACCAGAGAGATGGGTTTTTTGCCTGGCAGTGTTGAAGAAAAGATTGCTACCTATGTTGCACCCTATAAATCAATTGCAACCGAACTCTTTAATGAGAAGATGGCATATGAGAATCTAGAACAACAAGGAATTATTGAGTTTGTATCAACATCGTTTATACGTGGTACAACTCTAGATAACTGTATAGTGTTGGTTGATGAGATGCAGAATCTCACCTTCCATGAACTAGACAGTATCATTACAAGGGTGGGTAAGAATAGTCGTATTATCTTCTCTGGTGATTATTATCAGTCTGACCTGAAGTCCAGTTCAGATAAAAAAGGTATCCTTGACTTCATGAATATCATGGAAGTCATGAATCACTTTACAACCGTAGAATTTGGATGGGCAGATATCGTCCGTTCAGACTTTGTTAGAGACTATATAATGACAAAGGAAATGGTGGAACGTGGAAACATCAAGTGATAGACTGCATTGAAACTGACCAATTTACACTAGGTATTCTGGGAAGGTCTGGTACAAGAAGTTATGCAAATTACATAACAAGATACTATTTTGATTATACGTTTGAACTTGTTAAGGATGTTCATCTAGGAAGAGCGACTAAAGTTTTAGAAGATAGACCTTCAATATTTCATCATCTTTATTCCGTTATAACACCAGAAGAATTTAATACGATTGATAATAAAATTCAGGTTGTTCGTGAACCTATTGCAAGAGCAGAAAGTGGAGTTCGGATTCAATACGAACCAGTGTTTCATGGTTCACCAATGTTAGTCAATATTGACTGGGATAAGATTGATTATATTATACCCTTTGAGGATACACATAAATACCTGAATGGACATGCTGTAGCCAAACAATTATCAACCGAAGACGAAAAAAGAATAAGTCGTATTACTTGGAACTCTGGTATACATAAGTTTGATGAACAAACAGTTACTTGGTCTATGGAAGACTACGACTATACTGAAGAGATAGAAACCTATAATAAGGTTATGAAAGAAAAGACTAGGTTACCCTTAGAACTCTGGATTGAGTATCTAAATAAAGTAACTTGTTGTAATATTCCTTCAAAAAAACTTAAGCTTTTTTAGGAGAAAGAAATGAAATTAAGTAAAAACTTTACACTCAAAGAGTTTACCAAGTCTATGACTGCAACTCGTTTGGGTATCGATAACACCCCACAAGACGAACATCTAGTAGCTGCGAAGGCATTGTTCGAGAATTGTGTACAAAAAGTTAGAGAACACTGGGGTATCACACGTATCAGTTCGGGATATAGAAGTCCTGCATTGAACGATGCGATTGGTGGTTCTAAGACATCTCAACATAGTAAAGGTCAAGCAGTTGACTTTGAATGTGACGGTACAGACAATCTAGAAGTTGCACAATGGATTAGAGACAATCTAGACTTTGACCAAGTCATCTCTGAGTTCTATGTAGATGGTGACCCAACGTCTGGTTGGATTCATTTATCCTACGTAAGTCCTGAAGCGAATCGTAATAGATGTTTGACCGCAACACGTGTGGACGGTAAAGTCCAATATAGTGTTGGACTGCCTGAGTGAAACATGTACAGAAACATGTACAGGTGTTTGCAATAGACCAGTTTGATAGTCTACAAGCAGAAGCATTATTACAAATACCTGTAAGTAACAAACCTGTCTATGGGGACTATGATGTTCATGGAGACCCTACGAAATGGGACTTCGATTCTAAATCATATTCCCTTGTTACCAAAAAATTAATTAAGGATGCAATAGAAAAATACTGTGAATCATGGGGATGTAATTCATATACATTAAATACTCTGTGGTATCATGTATATAATAAAGGTGGCAGTTATATGTCACACACCCACACCCTATCAAATATGACTGGTGTGGTACACTTGTTATTAGAAGATGAAAGAGACTATACTGATATAGTCGGTTATGAGGATTTATGGTGTACAGGAAAAATAAAAGAAGGTGAGGTTGTATTATTCCCATCAATGACACCACACAAATCAAATCCAGTTCATGGAAAGAAAATCATTATCGGTTTTAATTGGGACATGTATTCGGATATGCAAACATATAAGGTAGTACAGTGAATTTAATATTTCAATACATGATAACAAACGAGGAGACCGAGAAACGTTCTCCAGTTCCACAATATCCACAAGGTACTAGGTCAGAACTCTATCGTGTGACTGGGGATTTGTCTGCAAAATCGTTTCAAATCTATGCGGATAAGATTGGATGTAAACACCAATATTCCACTAAACAAGTATTCACCGAAGGTAAGACTGGGTCAACTGTGTTGCTCTATGAATGCCTACGTATCATCTATGACCCTCTTTACGAACAATTCGACAAGATTGCATTCATTGATACTGATATCATCTGTAACACCGAAGAGAACATCTTTGATGAAACTGGTGATTATGAGATTACAGGTGTTCTTGAATCTGAAATACGTACTGGTAAAGACGGTGGATACAATACTTGGGATTTCAGTAAGAAGACAAGAGATGCACTGGTAACCAAGTATAAGCGTAATGGTATCCCATGTGTCCCCACAGAACC